TAGCCCGAGTCAATGTAGAAATCTCTTTCTGTGAAGAACTGTACAGATGCTTCGGATAGATTGGTTACCACAAAGGTGCTGGTTACCGAAATGGCTGGAGCAGCAACAATGCGATTGTTGAAGGCAGCATGACCCGCAGGATGCAGCTGATCTAGAATGGCTCGTTGCCAGCGATCGCGATTAATTTTGCTGTTGATAACATAGGCAAAATTCTGGTAATAATAACTGTCCTGCAGTCGCTGATCCGAGCTTAGCTGACTGCGGCTATCCAGGGTTCTGCCTGCCAATTCAACCACTGGGCTGGTATTGATCAATGTAACCTGACTGCTGGTGTCGGTATCAAAATTCCAATAATAGGCCACCAGTGTTTCAGAACTGCTGAATGTTCCTGTGATGCTGTTGGACTGCAGCAGAATGTCATAGGATTTGCTAATATTAATCTGCACAATATCATCGATATTGGCCGTGGCTCCAGTGCTGGATCCAACAATGATTGCGCCCCGTAGATTCAGTGGATTGCCGGATTCGTACAGCGCTCTTAATTTTTTACGCACCAACCAGCGTGAATCCGATAATTTGAATACACTTTCGCTGGGTCGGATAATTTCAATGTCGTCGTTGAAGAAGGCCTTGAAGAAGAATTTAAAACTATTTACGCTGCCCTTGCGCTCATAGAAGTCTCTCATGTATTTGATGATCAGCGTCTTATCTGCAGTAAACTCATTGGGCAGATTGGGCATGTAGTTATTCAGGAAACGCAGGGTCAGACTAGACGCCACGGTATCAATGTCGCGATTAAGCTGTACTGTCTGAATAACGTCCTGTGGATTGCCCTGTTGTTCTAACCATTCAAAATATTTGGTTACAAAAATAACAAACAAAGGATAGTATTCCTGAACATAATCAGGTAGTTGTTCGTTTAAAAATAAACTAAGTTTGCGATCTGTTGTCATCTAACTTTGACTAACTGGTTAACATTGACAGTTAGGCCGTTTTTTAAGTTGCTGGTTGAATCGGCAAGAGTATCATCGAGAATTAAAATTTCGTCGAACCCTGGAGTAATATCACGATTATTTTCCTGAACTTCTACCATGAGACGAACATCAGAACTGGCACCTATGAATCCATAGACATCCAGAGCCGGCAGGTGTAGCACGCCGGTGCCATAGTTAATGGAACCAAAATTATCGCTGACAATCACGCCCGTGGATACATTGACCAGTCTAATGACTCCCGACCCATTGTAGTCTGGTGGCATATCATTGGGGTAGTCCCGCATTCTGACCTTGGTAAGTTCTCCCACGGAATTCTGAATAATAAAAAAGTTACTGGTCAATGAGCCAGGATGTATTTTAGAAGGAAATTTAACTTCGCCAGTGAATACAACGCCCGATGTTATGGGTATGCGTTTCTGCATTTCAATGATGATGTTGGCACTTACTATGGAATCATCCAAGGCCATGATTTGTTCCTGCAACTGGCTGGGATAGAAAGTTTCGTTGAATCTTTCCAGCTTGGTGTCAATAAAGGTCTGTACTAGATCGCTGACCTGTGACACTAACGTGGCATTTGATACATTGGTCAGTGCATTGTCATATTTAACATCTACACTTAAATTTAAATAGCTGTAGATAGGATCCACGAATTCATGATTTATTGTAACCATGCTGCGGGGTTTTAATATCTCATTGACAATGCGTTGTTTTTCCAGTTCGGTCAATACATAGCCAGTCTTGGGTTTGACACTGATGTAGATTCTACCAAAGGCCGGAGGATTCTGATTTTCACCACCCCAGACATTCACACTCTGCGCTCCCGGCAATTCTGCACTGATGATGCTGGCATAGTCCTTGGCAGTTACTGCACGGCCATTGGTTGAATAACGATTGATGGCATTAAAACGAATTTGTTCAACGGTGTCGCCATTGGAACCACCGGTTGGACGGCTAACAATATCTATGGTTCTGTTGGCGTCTGATTCGCCAGCAATGCTGTTAACTGTCCATTCAAGTGGAACATTGGTGCTGACATTACCAGCAGTGCCATTGCTAATCAAATACTGTATTGATACTATGCTGCCAGCCTCGGGATTTTTGCCCAACACACCATCACCAAAAAAGATATAGTATTTTCCATCGGTGCCTTCTTCCAGATAATAGTAGGTGCTGGTGGAATTGGCCGCGGTAATATCATCCATGCGGGTATAGGTTTCCACCACATTATTGGGATAGGTTACCTTGACTTTAATGGTAGTGGTATCAACATTGTCATTGGGAATCACATATTTACTGGCCGGTGTTGGTGACGCTGCCACGACATAGTAGAAGTCCAGTGACGTGCCTTCATAGACAATCACCTCTTCGAACACATATTCGCCAGCGCTGTTGGGGAATGCTGTATAGGCAACATTGTTGTAGAAGGTCAGTGAAGTACCATCAACTTCTACATTGAAAGCAGTAAAGGGCTCCAATATAACATAGGTTGGTACTGCAGGTATATTGGTTAGTGTGAGCTTGATCTTGGCCATGGCTGAGCGTACACTGTTGGGTGTATAACGCAGATGTTTGGCCAGGCTGGCCACGCTGCCACGTTTTAATGCTGTATCCATGTACATTTCATTGCTAACCATGTTGGCCAACACTGCGTTGTAGTGCGTATTATATGATAGAAGATCCAGTAGAACGCTTAGGTTACTGCCTTCAAAATCGTAGTCAGTAAACTGGCTCTGTTCTTTTAAAAAGAACTTCAGATTCTGCTTGATTGTATCAAAGTCTAATTCTGTGACTCTGGTATTAGCCATTATCGAATCCTAGTAAATTTGGTTGTAAATTGTGACACTTCATTGGTGTTTCTGATCTTGTAGACAAGGTTGATGTTCATTTCATTGGGATTGTTCAGCATTTCTGATACAGTCACCTCCAGAACTTCAACACGTGGTTCGTGTTTTCTGATACTGTCACGTATGGTTCGTTCGGCAATAATGGCAGTAAGACCAGTCATGTTTTCAAACATCAGGGAATGAATTTGACAACCAATTTCGGGATGAAACGGGCGATCATAGTGATTGGTATTAATCAGATTTCTCAGTGCTCCGCGTATGGCATTGTCGTTGGTCTTAACGGCCACGTCCCGCGTGCGCGGATTCAGCCCCATGGCTGCGTCTAGATCGATGTAGGTTTTGGTTGTCATATCGTTATTTATCCACCGATGAACACGTTGCTGCTACCTTGTGCAATTACTGATCCACAGGCTACACTATCACCAATACGGGCAGCTGCCTTGCCATTGATTCTAACTGTGCCGCTGCCGCCGCCAATATTGCTGGGATGACAACCTTGCTTGGGGCAGCAGTGTGTATTCCAACCGTCACCCAGTCGATGTGCAAAGATGCCATTGATTCTTACATTGCTGCTGGCGTCGGTTCCTGCTCGGGGTGGAAAGCATCCATGCCCCGAGCAAATATCGCCTAGTCTTGCTGCTGCTGCCATGGTTGTCCTTTAAGTATACTTGGTAACTGTGCCACTAGTGGCAATTTCGTTCTGACTTTTTAACACAAAAGGTCGGATGTTGTTTTTAAACTTGTTCCAGTCATTGTGAATATTCTGGGTAATGCCGGTAAAGGTCAGTGATGTGTTGTCTGCTCTGCAACGAATCGTCCAGGTAATGCTGGTACTCAGAGTGCGATCCGGCACTGCTTTATAACCAGCATAGAAAGATCCAGGAGTAATATCATAGCTTTTGGACACCGTAATATATTTTAAATCAACTTCTGCGCCAGCCGAATCTCGGGTATCTTCTTGTTTGTTGTTTCGAGTATACCATTCTTCCTTTTGAAATACACCTTCATGAGTGCCCCAGAGTTTAATCTGAGCATTGGCAGTTGTTCCAGAACATCTCAGAGTCAAACTAGTACTGGCATAGCTAATGGTGAAACTGCTGACCGTCACCTTGGTTGCAACCGCTGACAGGGTGCCAGTCAAGGGCTGTATTTCGTAAATGGTTCCAATGCTGGTAAACAGGGTACTGACATACTCTGGATCTATGTCGCTCAGTTGAAGCCCAAACAAAGCACCGGCTCCAAACAAGCCAGCAGAATTGTGTTCAAAATCGAGCACGTATTTGGTATTGTTGCTGGTCACCATATTAGCTCAAATCACACAGATACCATTTTGGAGTACCATCCTTGCCCTTGGCAACCTGATGATCCATGAAAGTTCCAACCTTTGCTCCGCCAGCAGGACGATTACCATTGGGGTTGAAACTGCAATGAATCCATCCAGTTGTCTTGCCCTTGCCTGTATAGTATTCCAGTAATAACTGATCGTAGGCAACGTTGTCGCGTATCCACAATGCCACATCGTATAGCTGAGACAAATCACTGCCAAACTGCATGTCTACCGCACAACCAGTCAGGTGTTGTGACTTTGCTGCGCCGCCGGCTGGCACATCAAATCTCAGACAGCTGGTCATCATCATGGCAGGGAAACGCTCTTTGATGGGATCCAGAACATTGACACACAATCCGCGCAGATTATCCAAGATCTGTGACTTGGTTAATCCACAGCCAGGGTGAGTCGTTTTACTTGAATTGCTCCAGAACTCCTTGTTCAGGGCCGCGCTTTCCGATCCAACGTGAGCAACATCGCCTAGCTTGAAGCGTTTACTTAACTGAATGGTATAGGGTGTTTCTTTGAAGCTGGCAAACTCACCCAACTTATAGGGAGTGGCGGCCACAATACTGGGCTTGTTCAGATCCGAACGTTTGCAGCCTGCGTCTTGCTTGGCCTTGCTTGCTTCAACGTCTTCCTGTGTCTGCACACCGGCAGCAACGCCAGCACCCGGAGGAGCCTCACCGGCATCGTTGTTGCCCTTGAATTCAGAATCGGGATCGCAGCCTGGACGAATCAGATCATCGAATCTGCCATCGCCCGGAGGACTGCGACGATCGGCCGGAGCTGATAATCCAGTGCCCGACGGCGATCCAGCGGTACCGCTGTTGATGTCTGTGGTTCCACCGTCCAGGTTCAATGACCCACTGCCGCGTAAATGAACATCATTGGCGCCCATGAACAAAGAACCACCGGCCTTGATATGAATATCGTTTTCCGATTCCATGTAGAGATTTTTGCCACGAACCTTTAGGTCGTCAGTGACACTGACATCAGCCTTGCCATGAACATTGACCGTGGCATCGTTGCGAATATCAATCTTGGTTGCGCCATAGCTGATAATCTGCAGGGCATCCTTGGCCAGGATACGGGTAGCCTTTTCCACGGTTACATCATAGCCACCGCGAATGTATACCTTGTTGTTGCGAACAAACACACCGTGGTAATCACCCTGTATGTGTTCGTGCATGCTGCCAAATTGGTCAATCTCAAAGAAGGTGCCGGCTCGGTGATATACATGCAGGCGTTCGCGCTGTGGAGTATCATCCATTTCAATGACATGACCACTTTCGGTTTCAATCATGTGGTTGTAGGGATACTTGGCACAGTAGGCACTCTCGGGCTCGTTCCAGGTATCGGGATTGCCAGCCAGGATATTGGTTAACCGTTTATCCGACTTGGTCTTGAGCACCGGTGTGTCCTGTGCATCCTTGCCGCCAGTAGCCAGCTTGTTGGTATCGCCACCGGTTTTACGGTTCTCATAGTCAGCGGCCGGATAGGCATTGTTTGGATCGCTGTAGGGCTTGGGCTGACCTAACTTGGGATTGTTTAGTTTATCAGTGGGCTTGGTTGTTTCTGGATTGGGCTGATTCTTTGCAGCCACCTGACTGGGTGGTGGAGTAACTTGCTCGCCAATGGCCGCAATTTCCTTGCCGCCCGGTGTGCCAGGAACATAGCTGGCAGCATAGCCTTCGACAATTTTTAAAATCTTCAAACCATAGTCAAAGGCTTTGATGTTGGAGCCGGCAACTGCACTGGTCGCCCAGTAGTTTGCGTCTGCCTGTGTGGCGCCGGGAAACTTGACACCGGTAATGGCATTGACATAGGTTCCTGACGCTGCACGTTTAAAGTAGGCTGCCGAAGTTTTTGCTGCAATGACGGGATCGTTGACCTTGTCTGGATTGTTGACCAGATCTTCGCCAATCAGCGCACCAATTTCTCGGTAGTTCTTTTTACCGGTAAGCTGAATAAATCCACGTCCACGATACTTGTATCCGTCACCGGGTTCGGTGTTACCCATGTCGCGACCGAGCTTGGTCTGATAACCGTAGATAGCATCGGAAAATTTTGCCGTGTCCTGGGACAGTGCTCTTAGATCTGCGTCATTGTATTTTGATACCCGAGAACCAAAAATTTCTCGAATTCGGGGAAGAGGCGTGACGCCATATCCCTTGAGATCTTCGGACTTGGATTTGAATCCACATTCTTTGTAGACGTTGCCAACAGCGGCAGCCAGGAATTTTGGATCAGTTAATCCGAACTTTTTACAGGTGGCGACAAATACTTCAAAGTTAGAGGACACCTTCTGATCCTTGGGCGGCGCAGTTCCTTGTATGATAGGATCACCCTGAGCGTCTTTGACTGTGTTGCCTTCGCCGTCGGTAACCACACCTTCGCCAGTGACATTGCCCTGACCGATGCTGCCCGCGGGCGGTGCCTTGGGCAGTCCACCAATGGTGCCCATCATGCAGGGATTCTGACAGTTGGCTCCGTCCAAGAAGAAACCAATGACCCATGTGCCTTCCAAGGGTCCAACCGGCGACGATCCCTTGCCACCAATGGCAGCACTGGTAATGGGTTGCATGGGCATGGCCCAGGGCAGGTCTTCCTTGGGGATTACTGGTTGATGATAACCAAAAATACGTACTCGGCATCGTCCAATTTTCATGGGATCTTCACGATCCTCAACCACGCCAATCCACCAGAAGAAACCGTCTTTGGCAAAAATATTATCTAAATTCATTTGTTGTAATCCTGTAGTGTACTTTCTTTGACAATTTCCATGATCATCATGTGCTTCTGCAGTGTCAATTTATGACGTATTGCTGTAATAAGATACCGGCCCGAATATACTTTATCTTCTCGGCGGTCCGAAGAATCGCCTTCATCGCGCGGCGATGAATCTGGAACATATAATTTAATGGTGCGTCCAACTTCAATGTCGGTGCGTCCCGGTACAGTAATCTCAATTTTAAAATTATCCAGCTCCAAGATGGTGCTGATACGGCCTGCTCCCAGACTGCCTTTGACGGTCATGCTAACACCGGGCGGTCTTTCTCCAGGCCTGCCATACATGTCGGATAGCTGAGGGTATACTGTCAACACAGTTGCAGGGTTTCTATTCAGGATATCTGGATAGGAAGGAAAGGGATTCAATTTTGGACGATTTGCAAATCTGGAAATATGATCGTAGTCTATGGTTTCATAGGCCTTTTTCATGATGTCCAGAGTCAATAAACGATTGGCATACAATCCACTGTGCAGATTTTTTAAACCATTGTAGGTTTCTTTTACTTCCATGCTTTCAATTTTGAAGTATTCGGCCTGTACATCCTTGACATAGTTGCCATCGGTTGTGCCCGACAGGTTGGCTGGTATATATGTATACTCACCAAAATCATTGGTTCCTTTTAATAGACTGCTGTAGTTGACCAACTGATAGCTCTTGCTGCTCTGGAAAAACAGGGTTCCTGGCAGAGTGTCAGTGTCAAAGGGAACACTGCGGGAAGCCAGCCAGTTGATGGCCTTGCTGGGACGCCAGCCTGGGCTGGTAAAGGTTACTTGCTCGGCATCGGCACCAATGCGGTTCAGGGTTTTCTTTTCGGAAAAATAAGTTTTAAAAATGGTGTCGGCAATTTCCAACGGATAACCACTCCAAGTACCCCATACAGGAGTCTGCACATCGGTCATCAATTCCGGAACAACAAAGTTTAGAATATAACCCTGTGTGCCAGTATCCTTGAGCATGATCTTGTCGGATATGCTGTAGACTTGAAAATCTTCGGAAAATCCTTCTTCCATGCCCGGAGTCTTGAAGGCTATCTTTAACATCTCGGCGCCGGTAATGGGAAACAGTCCAGCAATGTTGGCAGCATCGACAATCAGTATGGTACCATACATGCCGTTGCGCATCATATCTTCATAGATGTTGATCTCAGCAGTATAGAGAACCAGGTTTACTTGTTTTTCGCCACTGGATTTTGAAAGCAAGACATCGACAATCTGTACCTCACCCGGTGTTTGAACTTCAGCCGTCATTGAGTAGCCACCTCAGCAAATGATTTAAGGAATAGATTGAGATATTCGGGTTTTAAAATTTTGATTTCTCGTTTCTTTTCGTTCTCAGCCACTTCATAATCATAGTTGGATACAGCGATGCGTCCCGGTGTGGTGCTGTTGACAATATAGCCGGCTGCATTGACATAGTGATGTGGGCTATTGATGTTGCTCCGACCATACTTGTCAACAATGTAGGCATACAAAACATTTTCTGGTAAAATCCAGTCCCAGCGCGGATCAATGATTTCATTGACAATCAATATAACCCAGTGAAATTGCGTGTTGTCATAGATTTTATCGGCTAAAATTTCCGGAGTGTCGCCGTCACGAACAATGTAATTATAGTAGGCTAGATCGTTTTGTATGGCCAGGCTATCAGTCTTGATGCGACGAAATATATCGCGAATAATGAAATTTGTAGCGCCACCATCCAGGCTGTATTTTAAAAATGGAAATTGTGAGAAATACATTAATAGCCCTTTACTATGCGTTCTTTGGTCAACACTTCGAGTTCAACAAAGGTCAGGGACATGTTGATTTCTGTGGGTGATCCATCGGCAAAAGACGACATCTGACTCTGTGTACCATAGTCAACCTTCATGGCTGACAAAACGCATTCACTGATCTTGTTGACGTGTGGATTTTCTTTTCCCTTGAAAAAGTATTGTATGTCAAAGGTACTGGGATAGATGTAGAACATGCCACCCTTGGACAATTCGGGGTGCATGTGGAATTTAAACATTTCAATGATTTTATGAGCTGCCTTGGTTTCATCGGCATTGCGCGGCAAAAATTTGTAGTCAAAAGCAAAGGTTCGAGTTTCAACGTTTTGAAAAACCTGTTCACGGAATGGGTTCAGGGCCATGCCTGTACCCAGAGAAACCAGTGACTTGGGATCTAGATTGGTGGCAATGGCAGCTGGAATCTGCATGGCATTGATGATGGCTGCCTTGACACTTTCACCGGCAAAGTCCTTGGTGCTGTCAGTGGCAGAACTACCGCCGGCAATGAACCCACCCAGGCTACCCAGATCTGTGGCTCGATATTCAACCCGATATTGTGTGCTGGGTCTGTCGTTGACGGCCAGCATTATGGCACTGTCAATTCTAAACTTTTTATCGCCTTCAAAGGTTCCTTCGGCAATGGTGGCTCCTGCCACTGCACCGGCTGCACCCAACACCAATCTGGTCTTGGCATTCTTAACCAGGTTGGTGTTGGCTAGAATACTATTGGTGGCCTTGTAGCCAAGAACTGCGCCGCCGGCAATGGCTGCTTTATCCACGTTGTCGCCAGCCTTGGTTTCGTTGACACGATTCTGTCCTGCACTGGTAACTTCGGCAGTCTTATAGGAACCACCGGGACCATTGTATTTGCTTTTGCCGCGAATGTTGATGTAGAAGACAACAAAATGCGGATAGTCCGCAGAATCCACATCATAGGGATAGGTTAACGATCCAACGTTGTATTTAAAATCCTTGCCAGTGGTTGCATCCTGTACAGAACCACCGCTTTTGTTGAAGGTTTTTGCGTTGAGTTTTTCGTTGGTATTAACTGGGGGCGTATCAGCCATAAATAGTTGATCCTATTAAAATTATCGAATATTTATCATGTATTCATCTAAAAACTACAAGGGCCGATATCGGGTAAACAACACTGGTAAATATTCTGGTGATCCTACTCGCGTAATTTATCGCAGTCTTTGGGAATTGAAGTTCATGAAATGGTGTGATACCAACGACAATGTCCTGGAATGGGGTAGCGAAGAGATCGTTATACCTTATTTATCACCAATAGATAATCGGGTACACAGATATTTCGTGGATTTCTACATTAAAATTCGGGACAAGAATGGCGTGGTTCAGCGTTATCTCATTGAGATCAAACCCAGCAAGTTTACCCGACCTCCACAGAAGCCAGCCCGTGTAACCAAACGATATATTCAGGAGGTCATGACCTGGGGTGTGAATCAGAGCAAGTGGAAGAATGCCACGGAATTCTGCGAAAACCGTGGTTGGAAGTTTGAGATTCTCACGGAAACCGATTTAGGAATTGATAAATAATATCATGGCAACCACCAATCCTTTTCAGAACGTCACCATGAAAGCCAGTGACGCTCAGCGCAGCATTAACTGGTATCAGAACCAGGTTAAACAACTGCGCAACGTCAGCGGATCTGTCAACAGCATGCTGAGTGGCAAGGCCGGCAATCTCAAGAGCAGAATCAAACCCGGCGAACTATACCTGTTTCAATATGATGCCAAGCACAAAGACGATCTGCCCTACTGGGATGCCATGCCCCTGGTGCTGCCCTTTAGCACAGTTCCTGGCGGATTTTTAGGCATCAATCTGCACTATTTGCCCTATGGTTTGCGTTTTAAATTAATGGGCGCTTTATTAGAGGTCAAGCACAAGACTGCCGACGAAACAAAACAACAACTATTCAGCTGGCAGTTGTTGAACTCTGGAGCTAAATTTCCCGGTGTTGGGGCTTGTGTCAAGCACTACCTTACCGGACATTTACGCAGCAGATTTTTACTAATACCCTCAGAGGATTGGTTGAGTGCGTCCATGATGCCCATAGAACAATTTCAGAACGCTTCCAAGGAAACGGTCTGGAGACAATCAAGGAAACATTACTAATGTCTTACTTTAAATTAGAAAACTTCAGAGAAGAAGTGCTGAACCGTGGCATGGCCAAGGCGCATCGATTTGAGGTTGCAGTCTATGCTCCTAGCTTTTTGGGCGGCGGTATAGAAAAACTCAGCAGTTTGTTTGCCGAAGGAACACAGTTACCACAGACGCGAGTCAATGTAACACCTCTGCGTATGTTTGGCCCGCCACGATACCTGCCACACTTTGCCGAATATGGCGGCGACAATATTTCCATCAATTTTTATCTGGATCGCAGCATGGAAGTCAAGCGATTTTTTGATCGATGGATCGACGGTGTCATTGATAGAAACACCAATCTGGCCTATTATTATTCAAACTACATATCCAAAATTGAAATTGCTCAGCTGGACGAACAGGACAAGGTAAGCTATGCAGTCAGACTAATAGATGCCTATCCCATATCTGTGAATCCAGTGCAGCTGGACCAGGGTAGCATGGGTGTGAGTCGTTTAAATGTCACCTTTACCTATAAGAAATGGGAAGCAATCACCACTGCTGTGCAGGTGGTGCCACCCAAGCCCACGATTACACACAAACCTGATCCCAAACCGTCCAAGGATAATCGCAAGGTTGATTATCTGGGACAGAGTTCGCCTCTGGGCGGTACAATGGATAACCCAATGAGTTTTGAAACCAATAGCTTCTTTGGAGCTTGATTTAATTAATTAAGGAGATATACACATGGCTTTACCTGTATTTGATACACCGGTTGCAACACTGGCTTTGCCCAGCAATGGAGCAACGGTGAAATTTCGTCCATTTTTGGTCAAAGAACAGAAGCAATTGCTGATGGCAGCACAAGAAGGAACCAACCAACAAAATGATGCCATTGAAGGTATCATCAATGCCTGTACCTTTGGCAAGGTCAATGCTGCGACTCTGCCGGGTTTTGATGTTGAATATCTGTTCATGCACATCAGAGCTGCCAGTGTAGGCGAAAAAGTTGAACTCGTTCTGACCTGTCCCTGTGGCGCCAAGCAGGATGAATCCATAGATGTCACCAAGGTCGAAGTTGAGAAAACCGAGGGTCATAAAGACACGGTTGAACTGGACAACAACATTACCCTGAAGATGCGCTATCCATATTTGCGGGAAATCGACGAACTACTGGCCGCCAAGGATGTGGATGGTATCATTAAATTGATTGCTCGCAGCATTGAAACCATCTGGCAGGGCGATGAAATGTATGCCGCTGCCGATCATACCGTGGCTGAAATGGTGGCCTTTGTTGAAAGCATGACACCGCCCAATCTGGAAAAGATTGAACGTTTCTTTGCCACCATGCCGGTGCTGCGCCATAAAATGGTATGGGATTGCAAGGCCTGCAGTAAACACAATGAAGTAACATTGGAGGGTATACAGAGTTTTTTCGGTTGATCCTTTCCCATGAAAGTCTGATCAACTATTATCAGACCAATTTTAATCTGATGCAGTATCATAAGTATAGTTTATCAGAATTAGAAAACATGATGCCGTGGGAAAGGGAGATCTATGTCACTCTGCTTGTTCGTTATTTAGAATTAGAAAAACAAAAAATACAGGAACAAAACGCCGGAAGGGGATAAAAATGGCAGACCAAGAAATCAAACAAGAAGCACCCAAGGAAGATTGGATGCAAAAGAAATGGCGACCAGCCATGGGATGGATGTACATGGTGGTGTGTTTCTGCGACATGGTTATATTTCCAGTCGCCTGGAGCATTCTGCAGGCAGTTTTAAAGCAACCAGTCACACAATGGAATCCACTGACTCTGCAGGGCGCTGGTTTATTTCACCTGGCCATGGGCGCTGTTTTAGGTATCGCTGCCTGGGGACGTACCCAGGAAAAGGTGGCCGGAGCTTCCACGGTTGGTACTTCGGTCACACCACCAACACCCGCGGGCCTGCCGCCCAGCGTGACACCAGCTGCGGCGCCACCCCGACCACCCATGACTCGTCCCGCACCAGTAGCGGCACGCCCAGTAGATGACGACGAACCACCATTTAATCCACGCCACCGAGATGAATAAACATGGCTGCTGCTAAATCAAAACCCCTAACCATCGATGAGCTAATTGATGCTCAGCGTGCCATGCTGACCAGATCAGAAAAACTTACTGAGAAGCAGATCAAACACGCTGAAGAGCAGATTAAGAAATTAGAAGAAATCCGCCAGGCAATGACCATTCAAAACATGGAGGGGTTGAAGGAAACTCTGGACACCCGCTTCATTACCAAGATCAAGGGGGATGCGCAGCATGTTACTCTGGGCGACGTTAGAACCCAGCTAAAAACTCTGGACAAAAATATTCAGGAGGCCCTGGCCAACAGCAGTGGCGATCCAGTCAGACCAGGCCGTAAAACCTTTCCAGGATTAAAGGTCATTCAGGGTGGAGCTCAGGGCTCTGCAGATCCAGGCCCGGCCGAAGTACCACCATTGAAAAACATTGGTGGTAAATTCAACCCCAACAATCGTGGCAACACTGGTAACTTCTACGACGCATTTTCTGCACTGGCTGGTAAAAAGACCGTTTTAAAAGAAGGTTTTGCCTTTGATCCTTCTCTTAAGGGGTCGGGTATACGGAGTACACGCGTTGGCAGCAAAGGCCAGGTTGCAGATGCAGCTGAGGCCAAGATGGGACGCCTGGGCGGAGCTGCCAGCATACTGGGCAACATGGCACTGGAAAAGAATGAAGCCAACATTGAAAGCATGTACAGTCCAGGACTATCCAAGTTCTTTGCTAACTTCCTGCCACCAGAATTGGCTCGTCAACCCAATAGTCAGCCTGACACCGTTAATCCTATTACAGGTAGCCGTGCCAATACCCGACCTAAACTGGTTGGCATAGATGGCGGCAAAGGCAAGACCGCTACTGCTTTACCATCAACAATACGTGCCAATGTATTGAATGTCACTGCTACCACTGTCAACATCAAAGGCAAGACTGGCGGCGGTTCTACCGAACAACAACGCACCATGCGTGGTGGTGACACAATTAAAACAGCAGCGGCTGCAGCGGCAGGCGCCGGTGGTGCTGGTGCAGCAGGTGCCGGAGGCGGCGGTGATGGTGGTTTAGGGCTGGGAGATCTGGCTGGATTGGCCACGGGTGCAGGATCCATGATCAAGGGCGCGGCCAAGTATGCCCTGCCCGCAGCTGTAATGTATGGAGCTGGACGAGCCGTTGATTATGGTGCTGGCGCATTGGGTGTTGGCAAAGATGAAAAGGGCAACGACCTGCAGGTTGATACCAAGGCCGATGACAGCAACTGGAACCGAATGAGCATGCTGGAAAAGGCTCAGAGTGGTCTGGCACGGGGCATAGAAAAGGCCGGTGATTTTGTTGCGCCCAACATGGCCAACCAGGCACGTGCAGATCGGGTTAAAAAGGAATCCGAATATTTTGCCCGACAAGACAGCATGCTCAAGGGCAAGATGCCAGCAGCCACACCAAAAGTTGAAACTACTACTATACGTGAGAATAAAACACGCATAGCCGACGAAGACGTTGGTGATACACTTTCTGATAAACAAATGGCTGTTATTAGAATGAGTAAGCGTATGGGCAATTCATATCCCCCAGAAATTGAAGCCAAATATCAAGCACAACTTAAAAATTCAAAACCAACAACAGCACCACAGCCCGCTGCTACACCGACTACAGCTCCAGCAGAAACACCCGAGGTTAAATTCCGACGCTCAAAAATGACCAGTGAAACCATAGGCGGAAGAACAATCACTGGCTATGAGCGCGGCTATAATCTTCATGGTAAAAAAGAAGATGTGGAAGAGGCGGATGCAGCCTGGCAAGAATTCAAGGATGCCAAATCCGATGCCGATGCCGAAGCCGCTGCAACGAAATTTAGAAATCTGGCCGGCAATATAGAGTCTGCAGAATACAAAGCTAAGATGAAAAAGATTAGCGAAGAACAGACAGCCAGAAAGAAAAACAAACAAGCCGCGGACGCTGCCACGCCCAAGACAGAACAGGGATCAGAGAACCCGCCGGCATCTGTAACACCTAAAAAATCTAATAACAAAGATTA